AGACCAAGTTCGGTGCAATGCCCGAGGTGCCCGGTACCGACATCGGTGCCAACACCGTGGACGGTGCTGCAGCCGCGCAGAAAGCCCAGCAGACCATCAATGCGGCCATTCCAAGCCTGTCGCCGGCGCGGCCCAACGCCGTGCCCCCGGGTGGCCTGCTGACAAGCATCCAGAACAACAACAGCAGCCAGAACAAGGGCACCCATGTGGAAACGCTGAACATCAATACCGCCAAGCCTATGACCCCGCTGGAGCTCGAAAACATGATGAGCATGGCGGTACCAGGATGAGCGAATACATCGACCTTTTGATCCACGACAACGACCTGGTGCTCGATCCATCCCGGCAGCCGCTGCTGATCGATGACCGAGCCAGCATCGCCCAGGACATCGCTCACATGATCCGCGACAGCGGTCTGCTGGTGACCCTGGTCGCCGAACGCAACCGCCTGAAACAGCGCGACTGCATTCAGCAACTGGAGCTGCTGGTGGAGGCCGATGAACGCCTGGTACCGGGAACGGCATTGATCACCCAGCTCGAGCCGGGGCAGTACCTGGTGACGGCCACAACCATGAAATTTGGCACTATCGAGGTGACGGTGTGAGCGACGTCGATTTCAAGCAAGCGTTAACCGACGCCGGCATCCCGACCACCGAAGCGGGTCTGCGCCAGGCGTGGGAGGCGGAGGTGGTTGCCCAGGGCAGCAAACTGAGCAACACCAGCACCTGGTCGCCGTTCTGGCGCGTGATCACCTCACTGGTGACCAAGCCGGTGATGTGGATTCTCGACTTCTTCATTGCCACGGTATTGCCGAACTTCTTCGTCAAAACCGCCGTGGATGCCTGGTTGGATATGTTGGCCTGGGGGGTGAACGTCGAGCGAAAAGGCGCGACCAAGGCCAAAGGTTTTTTGCTCTTCACCCGTATGGCTCCCGGTGGCGCCCTCGAGGTCGCGGCGGGCACGGTGGTGCAGTCGGCCGCGATCAATGGCCACGTCTACCAACTGGTGACCACGTCGGTCGGCACCTTTACCGATGGTGTCATGCAGTTGCTGGTCCCGGTTGAAGCGGTGGCCGTCGGCAGCGGGTTTAACCTGGCGCCGGGGTATTACGCCGTGTTGCCGGTACCGATCCCCGGCATTGCCCAGGTGACCAACGCTGACGGCTGGTTGACCACGCCCGGGGCGGACAAGGAACCCAGCGACGAACTGCGCTTGCGCGTGCGCAACCAGTTCTCGGCGGTGAACCAGTGGCACACCGACGCGGTGTATCGGGCGATGATTTCCGCCTTCCCGGGCGTGCGTCCGGATGGTGTGTATTTCGAGCATGACGCCCCACGCGGTCCCGGCAGTGCCAACGCCTTTGTATTGTTCGATGCGGACGTGCCGGCAGCGACGTACCTGGAACAGATCAACGCGCACATCCGCGACCTGGGCAACCATGGCCACGGCGATGACCTACTGGTGATGGTCATGCCTGAAACCCAGCACGCGTTGCGGGTGACGCTCTGGCCGCGCTCGACATTGACCGAAGCCCAGCGCCAAACCCTGCAGGATGAAACCGCGTTGTTCATCCGGGCGGCGTTTCGCGAAAGCACCACCAGCGACTACCAGCCGACGCTGACCCTGCCGCAATCGCGGTTTTCCTTCAGCCGCCTGGGTGAAGAACTGCACCAACAGTTCCCGGGGATCGAGTCGCTGCACTTCGACAACGACGACATCCTCTCGGAACTGAACATCCCCCGGATCCAGAGCCTGCAGGTGCTGATCAATGATTAAGCTCAGCCTGCCTTTCTGGCTGGGCGGCGCGGAGCTGCAGAAGCTCACAGCCGCCGCACAATCCTGGTGGGGAAAAGTCGAGGGTTGGTTGCGCTGGCCGCTGCTGCAGCTGGACGCCGACACTTGCCACCTGACCGTGCTCGATCTGCTGGCCTGGCAGCGCGACATCACCCGCTTCAAGGGCGAGCCGGAACCTCTTTACCGCCTGCGCGTGAAGTTCGCCTTCATCAACGCGGTGGACGCCGGCAGCACTGCCGGCATGAAACGCATCCTGGTGCGTCTTGGCGTCGGTTACGTCGAGATCGAGGAGCGCATGCCCGATCGGGATTGGGACGTGGTGCTGCTGCGTTTCTCCGACTCCCAGCTGTCGCAGAACCCCGAGTTGCTGCGCGTGTTGATTCAGCAATACGGCCGCACTTGCCGGCGCTATGACTTTGTAACCCTCACTCCGGTGGCCCTTCGTGTCGCCGTGGTCGACTTCAACGACGACCAGCAAACGCTGGTTGCCAGCCTGTAGGAGCCCCCAATGGGAGCCAGTATTACCCTTGCCGGCGAAAGCTTGATTGCACAGAAACACGCCGCCAATCAGACGCTGGACGTTGCGCGATTCATCTTTGCCAATGTCCCAGGACTTGATCCCAGCGGCCCGGTTGACCGCGCCGCGGCTAAACCGCCGATCGGCCAGATTGTCCACGTCCAGGACATCCCCAACGAAAACGCCGGCTATGTGAATCCCAACCAGGTGGTCTACAGCGCACAGATTGGCTCCGATATCGGCGACTGGGATTTCAACTGGATCGGCCTGGAGTCGGAGGAAGGCGTGTTGTTCGCCGTGGCTTACGTCGCCCTGCAGCAGAAACGCCGGAACATCCCGCCGCTGCAGATCGGCAACAACCTGACCCGCAACTTCCTGGTGGCCTACGACGGCGCCCAAGCGCTGACCGGTATCACGGTCGATGCCAGCACCTGGCAGCATGATTTCACCGTGCGCCTGGCCGGCATCGATGAGCGCGAGCGTTTGAGCAACCGCGACACCTTTGGCCGCGCCTGTTTCTTTGGCAGCGCGCTGCAGCTGGAGAAGGTCGGCAGCACCTACCAGGTGAAACCCGGGACGGCCTACGTCGAGGGCATTCGCCTGACGCGCTCGACCGTGCTGCCGGTGGTGCCATCAGGCTTCCCGACCACGGCCTGGCTCGACGTGTCCCTGCAGCGTGAGCTCAGCGATGTGGTCGCCAGCTGGCAGATCGTGTTTGCCGTCGATCGCCCGGACTATGCCGACAGCCTCGGTGTGCGGCACTACTGCGTGGCGATCGCTGATCTGCCGACCAGCAACAGCATCATCGATCGCCGGACCGTGGAGCCGATCGACACCGCCTTGGTGGAGTACTTCGCCTCACGGGCTTTCGTGCGCGACGAAATCAACAAGCTCGACAGCAAGCAATCGGCGGCGGTGGCCACCACCGCATCCATAACCCTGAGCGGTACGCAGACCGTTGACGGTATCGCCTTGGCGATCGGCGACCGCGTCCTGGTGAAGAACCAAGCAGCGGCTGAGCAAAACGGTCTTTACCTGGTCGCCGCCGGCGCCTGGTCCCGCGCGGCGGATGCGGACGCGAGCCTCGAGGTCACCCCGGGGATGTTGGTTCCGGTCGAGAAGGGCACCACCAACGGCGACAGCCTTTGGCAGTTGGTGACTGACGGTCCGATCGTTCTCGGGACTACTGCGCTGACCTTTGAAATCGCCAGCGGCCCGACCGGTCTGGCGGCTGGCACGTACCGCAGTGTCACCGTGGACAAGCGTGGCCGGGTCATTGGCGGCACCAACCCGTCGACATTGGCCGGTGCCGGCATCACCGATGCTCTGACCACCACGCAAACCAAACAACTCTTTCCATTTCGTGCCCAGGTTTCGTTCGGCTCGCCCGGGGTTTTTTCCTGGGTGGTTCCGGAGGGCGTCTACAAGGTTTACGCCAAAGTGACCGGCGCCGGTGGCGGTGGCCGTAATAGCTCGCTGTTCGGCGGTGGTGGCGGCGGCGGTGGCGTGGCCGAAGGGCTGGTGGATGTTACCCCGGGCCAAAACATCTCGATCACGGTCGGTTCCGGCGGGCTTGGTGCGGCTTATTCCGTATCTGATGGTGTCGGAGGCACCGGTGGCTCTTCTGCATTTGGCACATACATGTCCGCAACCGGTGGCAGCAGTGGCACCACCAGCGGTCAGGGCGGCTATTCCGGTACCGGCACAGGCGGCGAGCTCAATTATGGCTTGGGTGACGGTCAAGGCGCTGGTCGTGTGAATACGTCGTCGTTGGGTGTCGCTGGCTCCGGAGGAGGCCCGGGTGGCGCGGGTGTTCCTGTAACGGCCAGCGGGGTGAGCACTGGCAGTCTGCGTAATGGTCGCGGTCCTGGCGGTGGCGGCGGCGGGCGGATGGACAACGGCGGATATGCGGGAGACGGCGCCCCGGGTGCAGT